GGTTTCGTAACAGTAGTAGCGATCGACAAGCAGTTGTCCGACAAGGAACGCGCCGCTTGGAAGCCAGAGATCGTGAGTGCCTGGTAAGTAACGAATCGGGAGGGTCGGGGCTGGTAACAGCCTCGGCTCTCCTTTCGCTCGGGATCAGGTTGAAGACATCAGCCTAATAAGTATAGCAATCAACAATCAGGAGGAACAATGCTAGAAACAATCAATGGATTCGACCTATTGCTAGTCATAGTGATAGTAGCACTAGTGTTCAAAGCAATACGCCTTAACGATGAATGTAATTCATATGTCCAGCAGATAGTAGAAGTATCTCAAGATAACTACAAACTGACCCAACAAGTACGCCAACTTAACCTTGACGTAGAGCGTTGGGAACCACCTTTCTAGGTGCTCTAGTGACGACCACCCACCTTGTGGGGTGGTCGTTGCTATGGTTTCTAGACAGATTCCAGCCAGTCACAGAACAGGAGTAAACAATGACTGATGCAGTGTACGAAGATGATGATAAGTTAGCTAGTATTCTCGATGTATTAAAAGCAACTGAACTATTTGGTGAGTTAATCAGTGTACAATCTATCCTTGAGCAAGATGAAATAGATGTAATTGAAGATGATTGGGTAGATGTTCAGACCAAGTATGGACACGACACTGAAGACTATGTATGGGATCATATCGCACAGAATGTAGATGGCTGGACGATTACACCAGCAGCATCTACTATCTCTCTAGAAACTGAGCCAGTATCAGGTCACGACTGGGTATCTCCAGTCACTAACACTGGTCGTAAAATCTATGTAGTAACTGGAGTGCGAGCATTATGTGGACTCAAAGAAGCAGACTGTATGGACGCACACTGTAGCCACATACCAGTGATTGAACTAGAAGATGAGATTCGCTATGAGTTCAAGCAAGACTGGAACTCTATAGCTGACCGACCATCAGAGAATTTCTTTATGGGATTACCAGGTCTTAGATACATAGAAGATGATCAGACTTATTACACTCGCCTTAATTTAGTATGCCCTCATTGCTTTATCTATACTCCAAGCAGAATGACTGAGTGCCAGAACTGCGACAGAGTATTGGTATCTGTATGAAATCGCCACGCCCCCACTCTGTGGGGGGCGTTGGCTCCCAACAAGGTAAAGGATCAAGATGGAAAACACATTAACAGTGACAGGTAAGTTGAAGAACATCAAGGAGTTCGATCAGTACGGCTTGATGATTGTAGGTCAGTTAACCCAAAAGGTTGGCAATGAAAGAGCAAAGTTCACCATTCCAGTAGCTTGCTTTGATGAAAGCATCGCAGCAACACTACGAGGATTACGTGAAATGCAAGACGGACAAGGCTTTACACCAGTAGTGAATATCGTAGGTGAATTAGACACCAAGTTTGATACTCGCTTTGGAGTAGAGAATACAGATCGTCGTGCTCCTTTAACTCGGATCTTAATCAAGTCAGTAGAACTAGCAGATATCTAAATACAAACTAAAGGAAGAGTCAGAGTAAATTACTCTGGCTCTTTCTTTATGTTAGAGATGGTAGGTAGACAAGTGGTTACTAAGTGTAATCATGTTTACAGTCCTGAGTGTAACAGTTGTGGAAAAGACAACACATACAGATGGATTGTTTGTGCAAGGTACAAAAAAGATTGTCCCGATTTTGCTTGCATTAAATGCGGTGAGATAGAGACACTAACAGAAAAGAGAAGCAAGTGAGTACAACAAAAGAAATTGACTTGGGCGCACTAAGTCCAGAACATTTAAACATTGTTCAAGATGTATATAAAATTATGGCTTTCTTACTGGATGAAGATGCTAAGTATGATCAGCTAAGTACTGAAGAACTTGAGCTAATCCACCTAGCAACAAGCAACATCAAGGTACGTGACGGTGTACTTAAATACTTTAGTGATGCACCATTCAATGTACGAGTAGACATTATGAAATCATTTACAACTATTAGCCAAGCAATGGTTGACAATGAATCAATGAAAGCAGAAACAATTGGATACACATCAATGGTATTAGCAGCATTCTTACTATGCCATGCAGGTATGTTAGAAGACTTTGATGAAGATCGTGATGTTGATTACGAACTAAAGTTAGTAGATGATTTGCTACATGAAGCAGAAACATTAGGCTGCACAGCTAATTTATTAGGACTATTAAAGATGGCACGTAATCATAACATCCCACCACGTATCTTCTATACATCAATAGAAGCTAACTCATTTCATGTAACAACGGATCCAGTTGGACATCTGAATGGCTAAAAGAAGACACGTAATTACAAAAGGTCCTAAAGAAATAAAGCGAGAGAAAAAGCAAGCTCTCAAATTAAGGCAGGCAAAATGATTACAACTAGTAGTGGTACACAGTACTACACACAGCAAGAAGTTAACAATAAGATCAATGAAGTCATGGAAGATGGCTACAAAATTACCAATGCTATCTATGAAAAAGCAAAAGAGATGGATTGGTGCAGTGAATATGATGACTGGGCTGAACGAACAAATGAAGGACTTAAGTTCTTTGAGATACCTCTTATGCGTAGAGAGTATGCAGTTACATACACACTAACGCGCTATCAAGAAGTAGAAGTAACAGTACAAGTAACTGCACGTGATGAAGATGATGCAGAAGATAAAGCAGATGAAGAATATTGTTTAAGTGAATTATTTGAAAAAGCAGATGATGATGAATGGATAACCAAAAACGAAGAGATTGAAAAAGTAGAAGCACAGGAGATATAGGTGAGCATTAAAGACGAGCCGTGGTTTAGCGACCCGTTTACTTGGTACGAAAATCAAGGACATCCAGAAATTGTAGGTATAAAAGTAACAGATAATGTTGCACTTGATTTTCTTCAAGCACTATACCAAATCTACAAACGACTGGAACACAACGACAATAAGAAAGCAATGGAAGACGCAAAGCAATTAGCAATACTGCTACTAGCTAGTGCATTTGATTATGCTGAAGAAGCAATAGATGAATTAATTACACACGAAATAGCAAGTACAGATATAGACGCTGCATTTGCAGAAATGATAGAGGAACAGAATGACTAGACGTAATCCATACACAGTAATTGGTACGCACTGTGAGTATGAAGTTAATTCAGCTCACGATTTAATGAAGCAAGCTGGACTTGATTGGAACATAACACTAGAAGATGTTCATGTTCAGTGGATTAATAGAGACATACAAGTACCTGATAGGTATGCAACAACTAAGTGGGTAAACGGTGAACCAGAACCACTAGCAATAGTAGGTTCACGATACAAAGTAATGCAGAACAGTGAGATCTTCTCATGCCTTGACGACATTGTTAACAACAGTGATGCACGTTATGGTGCAGCAGGAGAACTTAAGAATGGTAACGTAGTATGGGCAACCATTGAACTACCAGCTAACATCTCAGTAGGCGATGATCCACACAATGCATATGTAATTGCACGTACATCACACGATGGTAGTATGCCATTTCAAATGACACCAGTTGTTAACCGACTAAGCTGCACCAACCAAATCAATGCAGCCATGATGAGTGGTAAAGCTAAAGGTATTTACTATCGTGTTAAGCACAGCCCTAACAGTAGTATCAACCCAGATGATATCAGAAAAGCATTCAAGATTATGAATGAAGATATTCAGAAGTATGCAACGGTATCATCATACCTACGTTCAATTGAATTCAGTAACGAAGAGTTCAAGAACTTTATTAAACGAGTGTACCCACTGCCTAGCAAAATTGAGTTCTCACCATATGAGATGCTCAGTGCAGGTGAACGTACATCTAAGACAAGAACAGAAAGAAGCAGAGCTAGTGCATGGAATGTATGGATTGGTGAGACAGACACGCAACACAACATTAAGAACACTAAGTTCGGTGCGTTTCAAGCTATAGTAGAAGCAACCGATCACTTCAGTAAAGACTATAGCAAGCAGGCAGGCAAGATGATTCTCGGCACAGACATAGCCGTGAAGTCACGAGCACTACAACTATTAGGAGTAAGCAATGGGTCTTGATATGTACCTAAATGTAAGTGAACGTATTGAACAATACGATTACCAACGAGTTGGAATGGATCTAGTTCGTACAGAAGATTCTAGATACAGTAATGTAATCGAAGCTTCAGGTATCAAAGTAAAAGATAATGTAGCATCATCTGTTTCAGTTGAATGGACTGCTATTTACTGGCGTAAAGCTAATCAAATTCACGGATGGTTTGTAGAAACTTGTGGTGATGGAGTAGATGAATGCCAACGTATACCAGTAAGTAGAGATAGATTAGTTGAACTACATAGTATTTGTAGTCAACTAATTGATACAAGATCAACAGAGTTAGCTCAAGAATTACTACCACCAACACCAGGATTTTTCTTTGGTGCATATGAAATTGATGAGTATTACTGGCGAGACATTGAAGAAACACATGAGCAATTAACAGAATTACTTGATGAAATTACACCAGAAAATTACTGGAACTATCACATTGAGTACCAAGCATCATGGTAGATTTACCAGCAGATCACTTTGCTATTGATGGATACAAAGCTGAAGTATTATTAACCAAAGATACATTAGTTTATTTAGAAAAGATTAATATAGTTGTTCAACCAGACGAACAGATGTGGTTCCTAAGTTTAAACACATGTAGGTATGACCCAGAAACAGGAGAGGAGTACTAATGGAATGTTGCACACTAGACATAGAAGAACTATACAAGCAAGAAGACGAAGATGTCTGCGAGTCATGCTATGATCGTATCGAAGCACACATAGAAGACATGATGCTTAGTAGAGCCAAAGAAGATTTCTATGATAGGAATAGACACTATGATTAAAATAAATGGATACGAACTACCAGCACATGTATCTTATTCAGCACTAACAACATACCTTGACTGTGGTTGGAAGTATTATCTAACCCGTGTTGAAAAATTAACTGAACAACCAACGTGGTATCTAGCAGGTGGTAGTGCAGTACATACAGCAACAGAAATGTATGATAAAGAATTATTCGCAACAGAAGGTAAGTAATGAATAAGTATTGGGAAGCAGCATGGGCTGCACAGAAAGCAGAACAGCTAGAAAAAACAGGCATTGATCAGGCAAAATGGAAAGCATCTGGTCGTGCTACTAAAGCTAATCCCAATAAAGAAGATGGTGATTGGTGGAATATAGAAGGTTCCAAGATGGTTGACTCGTGGATTGCATGGCGTAATGGTACTCATCCATTAACTATGTGGGAAGCACAACCTAATCAACCAGCAATTGAACTAGCACTTACACCTATTTGGAATGACATACCAGTACAGATGCACATTGATAGAGTAATGATTAATCCTGATGGTGAACTAATTATATTAGATATCAAAACAGGTGTACGTACCCCATCGTCAGACTTGCAGTTAGCATTCTATGCTGCAGGTATGGAAGAAATGTTAGGCATCCGTCCGCGCTATGGTGCGTACTGGATGGCTAGGTCTGGTCAGACTAGTGAACTAATTGACCTAGACTATTTTAGTAAGGATGATATCATTGAGATTGTTACTAAGTTTGACACGGCTCGTAAAGCAGAGCTGTTCATACCTAACCTTAATCACTGTATAATGTGTAATGTAAAAGACCAATGTAAATACAAAAGAAAAGGATAACAAGTGTTCGTATCTAAAAAAGAATGGAACTTAATCAACGAAGACATTCGTGAACTTCAAGACGAATTGTTTGCTGTACAATATAATCTTAAAAGATTAGTTGATGCAGACGAAAAGGCAAAAGCAAAAGAAAGACACCCATCTTCATCAAAGAAAACAACAACAAAGAAAGTAGAGAAGAATGGAAAGTAGTTACGTAGTAAATGTAAAGACTAAAGTAGGTACTATCATTACCGTACGTGGTAGTGATGCTACTGAGTTTGAAAATAATATCAATGCTCTTATTGGTAACGGAGTTAATAACAGCATCGCTGCCATGGAAGAATTGTTTCTTGGAGTACAACCAAGTCAGCCCAGTCAACCTCGATCAGGAGTTGATGCAGTGGTTGATGCGTTAGGTGGCACAGTAATTAATGAGACACCAACAACCTTTGCACCAGTAGCACCTCCATCAAATGGTAATACGTTCACAGCAGGCACAGCCAGCAGGTCTTGTATTCATGGAGTTATGACTAAGCGTGAAGGCGTAGGACCATACGGACCTTACAAGGCTTACATGTGTCCAACAGCTAAGGGTACACCAGATCAGTGTAAAGCTATCTACCTAAAAGCCAACGACCCAGACTACGCTACGTTTTAGTCACACAAGTTTGACTAGGTAGTGTAGTGGGGAAGGCTACCTACCTAGTCAATTTTTATTGGGAGATAAATGAAAACATTAAGCAGAGCAGTAGGTCGTCCTGACATTGGTGGTGAGCCAATGCCTACAGTATTCAGGACATTCGACACTAACCAAATCGTATTGCGTAGAGCAGAAGTAAGTATGATTGCAGGTACACCAGGTGCAGGTAAATCAACACTTGCATTAGCTCTAGCTTTACGTATGCAAGCACCAACGCTATACCTATCAGCAGATACCAATGCTCATACTATGGCTATGCGTTTGTATTCAATGATCACGGGAGTAAGTCAGAGTGAAGCAGAAAAAATCATATCGGAAGACCCAATCAATTCTAGGAATAATCTTGCTCTTGCCAGCCATATTTATTGGAGCTTTGATAGTGCCCCTAGTCTTAGTGATATCGACGATGAGGTTACCGCGATTGAGGAGTTACTTGGAGAAGCACCTGCCTTAATTGTTATTGATAACCTTATGGATATTAGTATGGATGGCGGAGAA